AATCTACCAAAATCATTTTAAATGTTCCACATTAATCTGTACTATTAATATAATATGTATAGATTAATTAATCAACTGGTTTTTAATAATTTTCAATAATATCTTGCTTTACACCAAAATTGCCATAGGTTTTTCTTCTAACATTAGTAACCATACCGATATTATTGTAAGGAAGAACATCAAAAATAATGTGAATACGATCCTCGTCGGAATTATTATATGCCTGATGCATTAATTTGTTTTGAAACCACCATACTTCACCTTCATTCCATGTTGATTGCTCATCATGAACTTGCATAACACTGCCATTAGACTTTAATATAAAATGATATCTATCTCTAAAAAGATAATATAATCCGCTATCAAAATGTAAACTAATTTCACTATGAGGCTTTAAATTAACGATCATAGCTCTTTCTAACTTACCTGCACCTTGTTTCAATGCAAAATTGTTTAAAAATTGAAGAGTTTTAGGATAATGATCTAAACCTACTTTAGTTGTTCTTACGTCTTGATTATAATTAAGGTCAGTAATACCGTCAATATTTTTTGCTTTTCTTAATGTAATACTTTCTGTCTGTACTCTATCAGTATTATTTTGGCGGTTTGTATTATCATTCCAATCTTCTGGAACTATTTCATTTAATATATCGGTATAATTAAAATTACCCATTTTAATAAATTTGTCAAAAGATACATGTCTGGTTTTTAAAGCAGCTGATGTAGCCTGACTGAATAACCATCTTATTGATTCATTGCTTTGTGCTGGGTCAAGACACTGATTAAGTAAAGTATCTAATTGACTCTCTAAAATATCGCTCATAAAACACCTGTTATTGAGTAGTTTCTTCTATTAATCTTTCCATCTCTTCTCTTGCTTCACCATCTATAGTGACACAAGTTTCGGCTATTTCTTGGAAAGTGTGTGGTACGTTTTTAATTGAATATAACAAAGATTTTATAGCCTCTTCCATAAAGACAATATTTTTAATGGATGATTCACCTGGCTTTACTTGTAGTCCGTATGATGATAATACTGCAAATACTGCTTCTACAGCATCATCGGCAACCTCATCACAGTAGTCTTTACGTATTAATTCGATATGATCTATTGATTCTTCAGCATTAGTTGGAAAAAATTTATCTGTATTTCTAGTAGGAAATTGTATTACGTTATCAGTCATTGTTACCTCACAACTTTGCAGAGGATGGTATTATTATTTATCCGATCTGAAAAATTGGTAGGTTGAACATTAATTTCATCCATAAGTTTACGGAGAACGATCTTACCACCAGTAAGAACTTTCTTTAACGTTTCTTCTGTCTTTCGACCAATCTTTTTCGTTAGTGATTGGTCGACATCATAACCATCAATAGCAGTGCGCTTAATAGTAAGCCCTGCAGGGCCCCTAGCACGAAATACCGTGAGCTTACTATACTTAGTATCGTAAGTCCAAAGTTCTTGAGCGCCAATAATCGTTGCTGGGTCAATCGATTGTAATTTATACTCATTGAATGCCTTTAGATATGTAAAGTTCTTGAGAAGCTTCTCTGTAGTAGGCGCTTTCTTCTTACGGGGTGCGCGTGCTTTTTTAACATTGCCTGAGAAACGACGACAGTCATTTAACATATCGCTTACTGTTTGATATTTTTCCTGCATTTGTTTCTTAGAGAAGTGCTCATAACCTTCTTTATCACCATTAAGAACATTAAGATACTCTTCCATTAATGGTTGATAAAAATCTGCAATCTTGTTAGAATGCATAGCAGGAATTTCATTCTTCTGCAACCATTCATACATATTAAACTTCTCACCCTTATCGATGAGAGCTTCTACATCACCTATAATATCAGATACACGCTCTCTTACGCGATCCTGAATAGAAGGTTTAACTGCAGCTGGTTTTGTATTCTCTTCTTTAACATCTTCTACATATTTTGCTGCGATTTTAATATCCTCGTTAACACGTACCCAATCATTAGGTTCAAGATCACGATTTTGATTAACAGCAATGCGACATAACCAGGCAGCTGTTGTGGGGAGACGATTATCCGGTATACGGTCAATCAGTTTGACCATGTTTTTATCTGACTTAAAATAATCTTTGAGATACTGGCGAACATCATCTTTTTCAGCCATAACGTTATACCAGTTAAAAGCTTTTAGCAAGTCAACTGTATTAAAAGAAACGTTCTTTGGCTCTTCTCCAAGATACTTCCAATTAACCAAATAATTTTCACTCTTCGTCTTACGAGGAGCTTTCTTTTTAAGAGCTTTAGTGCTGAGGAGACTTTTAGCCATTTACCAAATTCCTTCGATTAGATTCTTGTTCTAGCATCTCTGCCGCTATAAGATAGTGTTGTTCAGATCTCAACAGTTCAGCTTTAAGCTGATTAATTTCTTTTACCAGAAGTTCATTAGCAAACTTTTGACCAAGATACAGCTCGTACCATTTATCTGCATCATCTAATGCTTCTCGTAATTCTTGATTCATTTTTAACCTTTTAGTTTATGTTAGTTTTAGGTTGAGATAAAGAAGGGCAATTTTCAAAAAAGAATTCTGAAAAAGGCATGTTTATTATATAATCTTTTTTAGGTAAAACTTCTACCTGGTTAAATGATGAATCTAAAATATATTCTAATTGGTTTTTTTGTGCTTGAGAAAGAGTATCTGATTCTAAAATTTGTTCTAAAATATCTATAAGAAAATCTGTATTTTTTGGAGTTGAAGGTATTAGTTGAGTGAAAAATTTAGATTTATATTTAGACATTTTTACTCTCCTTTGCTTATACTTAATAATATAATAGTTTTATAATAAAAGCAACAGAAAAACACCGTTGAAATCATTGGATTTTTTAACTCATTGAAAACATTGGATATTTTATTAAGAAAAACTCAATGATTTCAACGGTGTTTTTTTAAAAAAACCTGTTGATTTTTTAATAAAAATATACGATTATAATAATATAAGGAATGGAGATAAAAATGACTGTGGCATTTACGGGAAATATGACTACCGTGTTTACTGGACAGAAAGCTTACGTTACTCGTAAGCTACGTGATCATCAGCGACGTGGCTGGGCTGTTGTTCGTTCTCATAAGCACCCTGATGGGTCTGAAACTTACGTTATGTCTTATGTTGGTAAAAAATAAGGAGCTTAATATGGGTGGTCGTGTATCAGCTTTTTCTGAGGATTATTTTAAAATGCAGCAACTTTATCCAGAACAATATGTTGTAACGAGTAAGAATAGAAAATATTCTTGGAAGCGCATCAACCTTCTCGTTGAAGAAGGTTGGAAGCTTAAATCTCAGAATGTCGATAAAGACGGGTTTATCCGTTCAGTATTGGTAAAGTAATATGCAGCTCAATTATAATGTTTCCAAAAATGGTAAAACATTAGGTGTGTATGATCAAAAAACCTATGGTGGTATTATAGAATACTACGTAGGACCTTTTGATACAGTTGATGAGTGCAGGCAGTATTGTAAAGAGTATTCAGATGCCTGGGAAATGGGGTATAATGGTCGTGCAAAAGCAACCATTATAGAAGATAAGCATTACGCTTCTTGTAGTCGTTGGTCATCTTGTGATTAATAAAGGATCTGCTATGAAAAAACAATATTTTATGTATATGCCTGAAATGTCTTGGATGTCACATGATCCAAGCATAGAAGATCGTTTAGTACCAATTAGAGTGACAGAAGCACCATTGGTTGTCTATAATCCGATTAAGTTAAAAAATATAGATGATTCAATTCCACCATCAGCATGCACGCTTGTAATTTATGGTGAAAGGAATTGGGATGCAGTTAATGTATATAGAAGTTAAATATTAAGAAGTTCTATAAATCAAAGTATCGTTATTTTGTGGTTGAGCAGGTTCTGCATCAGCTAATGCCGAAAGGAGAGCTAACCACTCTCCTTTTCTTATTTCCCAATTGTAGAAATAATCAAAGTATTGCTTTTGAAAATCTAGATAAGGGTCTGTTGAACCTTTATTCTTAATAATAGTTCTGATAGCATTATCTAACGTATTTGCAAATAGAACTGCATGTGCATTAGGATTTTCATTCCATGGGTACATCATAGCAAAGTTAGCGCAAGTCTCTGGAAGAGCAGCAAAGTTAGGGCATACTACTAAATTTTTAGCAGACATAGCTTCTACAACAGATATACAGCTTGTTTCTGGCCATATGCATGGATAAGCATAAATGTGAGACTTCTTAAGAGCTTCTCTAACTTCCTGGTTGGATACACCACCATGGTATGTAATCTTAGGATGAGCTCTACAACGATCAAAAAGAGCTTTATATTGCTCATCGCGTTGTTCCCAACCATAAACACTAAAGCTAGAATATACATCTAAATGTATATTATCAAAAATATTACATAGTTCTTCAAATACTGGAACTAGAATTTCTAATCCGCGATGCGGTGTAGTATGATAAATTAAACGTACTGTACCGTCATATTCTTTTACATCAATATCGATAGGCTCAATAGCATTTTTAATTACCATACAATCTTGATATGGTACACCTAGTATGAGATTATATAATTGCATCTGCCAATTAGATACACAAACAATCTTATTAAATCTCTGACGGCTACTAGCTTCTTTTAGGTGTTGTGATTCTGGGTCATTTGGAAGATCATGGAGCCAAAGAATCTTACGCTTATCAGAGCTAACGTCTCTGACTCTAGATAAAATAATTTGAAATTTTTCTAAAAGATCTGCTGGAAGATCTCTATAGAGACGTTCTTGCATAAGCTCAGAACCGCCTCTGGCGTTCTTATTCAGTTCATTCTTTTCCATAACAAATAACTCACAAATTAATAATTAATCTTTTTTTTCTTCACGCACTATAAAACTAGGAAGTTTCAATGAAACTTTTTCATCCTGTACACCAATTAGAAGATGTGCTGCTAGTGATAAAATACTCCATGAGCAAAAACCACAAGCCACTGATATTGCTACTATATTATCGGTTGTAGAATATAAATTCAACCATTCTATAATAATAGGAGCAAAAACAATAGCAGTTATAACACTCAAACCAGATCTAACAGATGCATCCCAAACATTATTAGGTCTAAAAAACGCCATAAATGACACTCCGCCTACCAGACCAGCTAAACCAGTAATCATTTTCGTCATAAGCGACGATGTTAAGGGATCAGACATATAAACCTCAGTCAAAAAACGCTACTGACTTTATTTATAAATCTCTAGTATTGAATCTAAACGGAACGATCTCCAGCTGTCGTTTTCTATATCCCAGACTGAAACTGAATTATCATTTACAGTTTTCTCTTTATCAGTCTTTTTTTCATAAGGCTTAATATAAGCCTCATTTAAAGTACATCGCATAGTACGCTCAGAGCCATCTTTTTTAGTAAATTTGACGCTAATTATACCACCATGTAGCATATTCATAAGGTTTGATTTAGATATGGTCTGCATGTCCACCGGAAATCTCCTCTAGATATTCTCTCAATTCATCATAACCACCGATATGCTTACCGTTAACTTGAACAATAGGCACTGTGCGAACACCTGGGAAAGTTTCTATAACAAAATCTATCCCCACATCTTCACCTACATTAAAATAGTTGTATGGAATATTTTTACTATCTAAAAGATTTTTAGCAGCTGCACAATATGTACAGTCGTGTTTACCGTAGACATTAATCATTTGAAGTCATCCTAATACCCATATCCTTATCTGGTCTCTTCCATGGACCGAAAGCAGCAGAATGAGTACCTTCTACGCGAATAAAACGCTTGTTAGTTTCATTTTTATTTGGATTAGGAATAGTTACCATAACTTTCTTACCAACAGCCCATGCATTAAGCTTGTTAAGAATCTTATCTAACTCTGAACGATCAGCACGCATAGCCCTTACAGTATCTTTAGAAATACTGTCTCTTTGACCTTTAGAAGAATATTTGGCTCTTGATGTTTTCTTACCCATAATTTATTCCTTTATCACTATTCTGCTACTTCAATAATTTTCTTTTGTGTAATTGTAGTACAACTTATACATTTAAAATAGAGTGTGCTGTGTTCTGGCTGTAGCCCATTAGGAACAAAATCAATAAGAATTAATGATCTATCACCTGAACCACAACTTGGACAATTACCTATTACTACAGGAACATTGCTACCTAGCTCACTGCACACTCTAAGTTCGTTATTAGGAAGCATTTGCTTTCTTTGCTCTTGACTTCTTAGGTGCGCTTACATCTGCAGTCTTCTTTGAAGTTTTAGTAGCTTTAGGTGCTTTAACAACCTTAGGAGCTTCAACTGCTGGTGCAGCTTCTTCTACCTCCGGCTTAGCTTCAACTACTGGAGGTATAATTCTGTTTGGGTTTACTTCGTGTGTTGCCCACTCTTCTTCTGAAAGTTTATGAAGACCTAAACATGAACCTGTTGGACTACGACCACAACCACATTGAGAACTTTTCTTAAGCATTTCAACATCCTTTTTCACTGTTTCATTAATTTCTTGTGCTTCTGCTTTAGTACCAAAACCAAACAGACTTGCAAACCATTTAGATACACTCATTTTTTTTCTCCTGTTCATATCCATATTTACAAATAAAATAACTATCAATTATATCAGATGATGGATTCCATTGTTTATCGGTCATCACCAGTTTCTTTTTAATGTAATAATTTGTTTCCTGTTCAAAGCAATCTTGTAAAACTTGTTTATTAGAATTACCTTTACCGGTAGCAAATTTCTTAATAACCGTTGGAGCTATTATATTATATGTATGTTTTTGTTTCCATAGATAATGTTTTAATAATCCAGCATTTTCAGCGATATTAAAAACCATACCTGTAGAACCCATTGAATAACCTTCTAAGTATATAATATCACCTTCTTTTAATTTATTCAACACCCAATTGGTAATATTAAAAAATCTTTCTTCATTAGTAAAATACGGGGCGTGTAGGTCCCCCTGTATATTATCAATATCTATATCATATTTCTTAATGTCAGTAAGATAGTAAAACTTACATGCTGAAAACTTAAATTTATCAGATTCACTAATACATATACAGGGGGATGATAGACTGTAATCTATCCCTACAATTCTCATATTATTCTTCTGAATCTTCTATTTCCCAATCATCATTGGTTTCATAGTCGTCATCTTCTTCGTGCTCTTCATCTTCATCATCATCTTCAGATACGATATCATCTTGATATAGAGACCAGGCATTATCAAAAGCATCATCAATACCATGAACAACTGTCTCTATATACCCTTCATCTACATCATCAGAAGCTTCTAAAATTGTCTTGTAAATATCAGTTCTTGTTTCTTCGTCTTTTACTAGTTCCATAAGAGAGTCAATTATCTGTTCCCAATCCATTTTTTGTTCTCCTTTTAGATTTAATTTCTTTCATAATCTGTTTACGTTTGTCACTAGGATATGACGACCAATCTTGAATTTGCTGAGTAC